TCGCTATTAAATTTAGCAATGTTACTGTACGATGGGTGTGTATAGGTAATCCAAAGATTATTATTAATATCAGTATCAATACTTGAGGGTAATAATAAGTTTTCTCCTGCGAAACCAGAAAGAAACGGTAAGCTATAATCACCGCTTAACGGAAAAGTGGATAGTTCAGGCAATAAAGCAGATGCTTTTATATACCCACCAATTCCATCTATTTTAACAGCGCTGTAAGAATCGACAAGAGATACCCAAAGATCATTATTACCGTCTAGTGCAAATGAACCAGGAGCGGCGCTTTCTAGGGCTTGTGATCTTAAATCTACTGCCTTGAGTGTGCTGTCGGGCTGTTTTACTAAAAACGAGCTTAGTGCAAAAGAAGATAATAAATTTCCCATAATATCAAATTTTATTATTGTATCTCTAGAACCGTCTGCAAACCACGTGCAGTACGAATTTTGTACGTTAGAGCCTGAAGGAGCTACTTGTATTGCATATACATTTCTGTTTAAATATGCGTTATAATAAAAGTTAGTTGAAGAGATGGATAATTGTAAGGACCCTTGACAGTAATTATAAACAGACTGCTTAAAAAATCTCAACAATTTATTAAACTGAGGAGCAGCAATCCATCCTACTAGTGTATCACCGGGATAATAAAGAGGATCAACAACTAGCATCGATGCTGTTAACGCACAATTATCTGCTACGATAGGAGAAATAAAAAATCCTTTATAAAATGAACCTATTGATTGAGGAATATCTTCATTAAAATCTTCATAGAATTGTATTCCAGTTAGGGGGCTAGTTTTTCCAGTAGTAATATCAAGCTGAATAACACCTAAATCTAAATTAAAAGCAGTTAAATATGTAGTGTTTGTTGAACTAGACAGGGGCGGGTACGTTTTAGTTGTAAAATTGAACTGATCTTTCATTCTTATTACAAACGGTATTTCCGTATTTTGCCAGCTAATTTTAGGCATATTAAAATTAGTAGAGGATAATGATCCCTCACCGTCAATGCCTGTTGTTGTAATAGATAAATGTGTTGCGGGGTTATGTCTTACTTTTAAAAGAGGCATTACAGCGGGTCGTAAATTTTGAAATCCGTGAGGTGAAAAACTTACAAATTCAAAAGTATTGTTATATTGTGTGTAATAATCTTCAAATTTTGAATTATCGAAAGAAGCAAATATAAAAATAGGATCATCACAAGATTCGTAATTTTTAGCTTTATCATCGGAGTAATAAACAACTGCAGTGCCAGTTGTACCTGTAAAAATGCTTCCTTGATCTGATTTATCACAAACTTCTAATTTATTATCTACTATACGGGCATAAATTTCAGTGCTTGTGGTTGTAGCTTTATCAACAGGAACGTATGACTGTATGTCACCTCGCTCTTCAACCACATAGAATCTGCTTAATGCTCTAAGATGAGACCATTTATCTTTAGATTGAATATTAATGTCATTATATTCACCCGACGCGCCTGATGCATATAGCATTATGGTATAACCATCTGCGCTTAAAGCGGGGTAATTTTGCCAGCTATTTCTTCTTAAAATAGTCATTGGAGTGGAAATTCTACCTGCGGGGACATCAAGAATAAATCTATCTAAGTCTTGAAAATCTAGATAATCATTTACAAAATCAAATATTGTTACTTCTGGTGTATATGAACTATCGAAAGAATTGCCGTTAACGTCGAATACAGTTAAGCGAACTTTATATTTGCCAGGCCATTGATACCAATGTGTGGGAATTAAATCTGTAGAAATAGTCCCGTCACCGAAATCCCATCTAACTAGTTTAGAAGATAAATTTAAATTAGCAAATTGTTCGTAAGATTTTAAATCAGGTATAAATCTTACAGGTGTAATAGGAAGAGAGAAAGATGAAAGTGTACTATTATTACTGTAATCCCTTACATCAAAAAAAATGTAGGCGTAATTAACTGTTTGCGCCATTTTTTAATACTCCGTTTGTAAAGATTGTATAGATGGTGTAGATATTTTTATTTTATTTTTAAAATCTAAAACATTATTTAAAAACGGAAATTTAAAATAAGGTAATTTTAAATCTTGTGTAGTAAGTTGAATATCATTGAAGGGGTAAACAGGGTTATAAATTAATAAACTTATTCCTGGTGTAGATATTGTTGTATCTTGTTCAGTTCTTATCGTATTAATACCTCTGACACCCTCTAATGAAAGAATTTGATTTGTAATGTCGGTTAAACTTATAGTTAACCCTAAATTATCTTTTACAGTAGAAAAATACTCTGTAAAAATATCGGAGACTTGCTGCTTAAGTGCTTCAGGATTACGCTTAGAAGTAAGATCTCTACTTATTTCTAAAAAGCTATTAGTAGCAACTTCGGGTGTTAAATTTTCATTACTAAATCTTGTAGCAATATCGATAGCTACATAAACTGGATCATTGATTATTATTTCTGCGGTTGTTAATTTAACTTGCTGTAGATCGTTTATAACTAATTGCTTTAATGCTGGGTTAAGATAATTAGCTCTAGTTGTAAGTGAAGTTAATTTTTCTAATTTAGGTACTGCATAGATATAAACATTATTAAAATCACAGGCATCAGCAAACTTAACTTGATTAAATAATACTCTACTTTCATAATTGGGTTTCGAAACTCCTAAATCAAAATAGTACTTTAAATGCCCGGAAATATAATCCCAATTATTAACTACTTTAACAGAAGAAACAATGTTACTATAATTTTTAATAAGGTAATTAGTAAAATCACTTGAAGTAATAAGTCTATATTGGCTTCTAAATGTATTAATTGCGTTTGTTTTTACGCTTTCTGCGTTTTCTATAGTAACATAAGGCGTAGAGCTATCCGTGTTAGAAAATTGCAAGAAGTTAGACTGTACAGATGTTAATTTATTTAAATTAGATGGAAACGTATCATTTATTATTTGAGAAAACCTAGGCGTATTATAAAAAAACAGTTTGTTTCCGTCTAAAAGGCCTGATCCGATTTCGCCTTGCTTACCATCAGTTTTTAAATAATAAACAGCTACTTCATCTCCTGCGTTAAGCTGCTTACCGGTAATGTTATTGCCAAATTTAATTTCATACCTTTCATTTTCATTTAGCCTAATTTCATAATTTAACGAATTAGATCTTTCTAAAAACAAAGATTGTGAAGGTGCCCACTTCTCCCATTTAGGATTAACTGTAGTATTGTCTTTTACGTATACGTCAATATTAAAATGATCTAATGGAATATTATTGCCTTGAGAATCAACAATAGTTAAAGTAAATGTTTCAAAGGGCTCTCCTAACGCTATATATGTAGGATATTCTTTATACGATCCTTGAAACAATAAATTATTTTCTTGAAAATCAGTAAGTTGTTCATCACTATTTGTGGTTTTTGCAAGAGTAATATCGGAATTAAATGAATAGTTAGCTCCATTTATTGTAAAAAATGAATATCTAGGAATAGTATATATTCCTTGATTGAGCGAGCTTGTAGCTTTTGCTAAAAACGAAAGCACCGAAGTTTGATTGCCTATTGGACTATAATTTATAAGCTTTACAATTTTGTTTATATTTTCAAACAATTCTGCAGTGGTAAATGTACTTTCTGAGCTTGTACGATTAAGATAAAAAATTAATACGTTGTATGCATAGGCTACAATATCTATAATTGAAGATAAATTACTACCCTCAAAATTTTGATCAGTAAAAATATTATTAGTATTAAGTCTAGATATTATTAGGTTTTTTAAACTAACAGCATCAAATGCTACATACCCATCGTTAGGTATACTATAATTATTAAAGTTTATTGCCATATTAATTATTAAAGAAGAATCCGGAATTACTTAATGTTCCTACCAGTTCAAAGCTAGTATTATCTACACCAATAATAGTCAATATTAAATTAATAATATATTGTTGATTTACTTCATCAGCTTGTACATTAATTTTTCTAATCGCTACTCTAGGTTCATACGCAGTAATGCCTGCTAAAATTTCATTACCTATTGAGTAAGCTGTTGATTCGCTTATGGTAAAAAACAAATATCTCGGTAAGTTTAATCCAAATGCTGGGTTTAAAAGTTTTTGGCCAGGAATTGTAGTAAATAAATTAAAAATAGAATTTCTAACTGCTGCATAATCATAATCTATCTTTAAGTCCTTGATTTCCTTACGTTTAAGAAACTCATTATTTTTGGTGTAATTTAGTTCTAGGTCAAGCTTAAGGTCTGTATAGGTAAAATCGCTAGAAGTCTTTGACGGCTGCTCTAAAGTCTTGATATTT